GCTAAGTGGGAAAAAGGAATGAGAAAACCACAATGGTTTAAAAATATGGAGGCAAAACATGGCTGTCAATAGTAGCATTATAAAGATGAGAATGAAAGATCTCAATGATGAGATAGAAACTTTAAATAGTAGAATGAATTTACTAACTGATGAGTTAGAAAATTTAGATAAAGTGTTGCGTGATTACGCACAACATATGATAAAAGTTAAAACAGAACAGAGAGGGGAACATGAAGAACAAAGACAAGACAAAGTTTCAGAGAGATAATGTTTCGTTTGCTAAACATATGTATGAATTTATGAATAGAAACATATCTAGTAAAGAAACAAAAGACTTTATCGTAGAACGCATGGCTATATGCTATGATGCTTTTCCGCAGAAACAAATAGAAGATCATAAACAATACATGAAATGGTTGGAGGTTCACAATGAAGGCTGAGGAAAGATTGGTTTGGGATATAGCCTATTGGAATCCTAACGACAAAGTGACGGAACAACAATTAGATTTATTTTTAAAAGAGGGTACAGGTACAAGCACAAACGCACCTATGTATTATAGTGTCCGACATTTTGTCGAGGCATTTAACAAGCAAGAGATAAGTGACTTGGGTTGGTTGTACTGCACACCCCGACACAAAGACGGAGGTTAATATGAGAGAATACATATACGATACATGGAATAGTATAATGAACGCACAGGCGAACCCGTTGCGACACATCAAAGATAATCATGTTCGGCATTTAATACTACAAATACTAGCATGGATGTGGTGCATCACCTTCTCCCTGTACTTTGGTTCGTTCATAGTATTTGGATATACAGTAGTGGCACACTTCTTGATAGTACTATCAGTAGTGGTGACTGTTGTGACATTCAAAAAAGCAGAGAGTTTTAAACACCATGACGGTACTTTAAACTATGAGAAAGCTCAAGGCAGATATGAAGATATTTGGTAGAGATAAAAGAAAGGATAATAAAATGAAATGGGTATGGTATCACATACATAATAATACACAGACTAGTAATATTTTTGTTGACAAAGTTAATAAAACATGGTATACAAATCTATGGCTAAAAATAAAAAACTACCTAAATTTGTAACGATTGGGCCGTTTAAGGTGGAGTTAATCTGTGCCCCTCACGAACTAATATATGACTTAGGGGAGGCACAAGGACTGTTTGTTCAGAAGCCACCATATAAAATATATTTAGATAAAGAAATGATAGAAGAGGGAGGTGCTGATGCATTTAATTTAGTAGTGCATGAGTGTATGCATGTGGCTTTCTATCAATACAATATGAAAGACAAAGACGAAGAACACATAGTTAATTCCTTTGGTAATTTTCTTGCAGAGTTATTCTGTAAGTCAGAGTTAAAGGATTGGCTACGAGAAAACATGAGAGACTAATGGAAAACAAAAGACTAATGTTCGTGTACGGCACACTTAAAAAAGGGGAAAGACTACACGGATTATTACAAAAACAAAAACGAATAGGCACGGCAATAACTACTGATAGTAATTTTACTATCAAAGATTTTCTTAACAGTTATCCAATAACATTTAGACACTTCGATAAGAAAGCTTGTAAGTATAAAGTTAAAGGCGAACTGTATGAAATAAAAGATGATGTTGTTTACGAATCTGTAAAAGCTATGGAACTAAACGCAGGATATGCTTTAGTAAATACTATAGTGGAAACAGAAGATGGTAAAGAACATGTGGCAGAAATGTTTTTAGTTGAGGACACACCAGCTAAAGCTGGTAGTAGTTCGATACTAACAAACAAAAGAATAGTCACAACAAACAATGTCAAAGAATGGACTACTAAAATTGTTTGATAGAGTTTGTGATTTTATAACAACTCTTCTTGTTTTTGTAGGGTTGTATGGTGTATTAATTTTGTTTGCTGTAAGTATATTAGCAAACTTATTTTAGAAAGGAACATGTAATGTCTAGATATAGATACGCAATGGCAAAAAAATATGTGACAGGTGACGATCAATTATTAGATGATACAATAGATTTGTATGAAGATAATTTTGATGTGGAAGAGTTTGAAAACGATCCACGATTTGATCCCAACGATCACGAATATTTACAGGAGATAAACAATGACGAAGCAGAGGGGCAACCTTTACCGTTGGACAGATATTTCAGTCGCTTTGGAAAAGGTTCTAAAAGAAATAGATAATCCAAGCAACGAAGAAATACCTAAGTTTTTAATAAAGCATGAGCGACCTTTTAGTTTGCGTATGCGTATGTATCAATACATAAAAGCATACCGTGAATTAGCAGAGCAGAAGGGAGAGAGTGACCCATATAAATATGATGCACTAAGAATAAAAGAAGTAGACGAAGGAGTAGAAGTGATGCACATCTTAGATGACTTACAGGAACTTGATGTGTATAATACAGAGACAGGAGACAAACTATGACAAGAGAAGAGAAATACAAAGCCGACTTTGAGGCTTGTGTAGATGATCTAAAAGATCCATTAATAAAAGTAGCAAAAGGATATGATATAGATGTTATGATATCAGCTTTGTATGAGATAGGAATGAGACTATCTTTACTGAAGTATGGTACAATGGGTAGCTTTGGATTACTAGCTGATGTACTGCATACCTTTACAACAGCAGGTCCATTGATAGATGAAATGCAGAAAGTACAAGAGCGAACAGGTGACACATTAGATTCTATATTTATAAAATTAAAAGACAAACAAACAAACCCAAAGACTAAACATTAGGAGGCACATGAGTGAAACAGAAACAATAGAGATACCAACTGAGTTGTTAGAGAAAGACTCAATTGAGTTAGCTAATGATGATGTGGCTATAAATAAAATTATAGAATATTTAAAAGCCACAAGAGTAAATGTAAGGGAAGCAGAAGCAAGTGGTAAAAGAATATCTAAGAAGAGTGCAGTAAAGAAAGCACCCAAGAAATTTGACAAGAACATACTTGATATGCTAGTATCAGAGACATGAAAACAGTAGTATTTTTAATAGGCTATCTATGTCTTGGTCCTGTTGATGATAGAAAGTGTGTGAACATAGCATCACAGTTTATATACCCTGATGTAATTAATTGTGAGAAAGCACGAACAAGTATTAACAAAGAACTAGATGACATAGACGGTTTATTATTACAATGTGTTCCGTCAGATTTGATTGAGAACTATGTGAAGTACAGACCCGAACTGATACTTCCGCCATTAAAATAAGGAGACAACAATGAGTGAGAGTGAATTACCTAGAATAAGAAAATTTGTATGGGATGAGAATGGAGAACCTATACAAAAGATATGGGATACTTCAAGCCTTAGTTCTTTTCTAGCTTGTCCAAGATATTATAAACTCTCTGTGCTAGAGGGTTGGAAGTCTACTAAGTATTCAAGTGCGACAGGGTTTGGCTCTGCTGTGCATGAAGGATTAGAAGAGTTGGATAAAGCTAGACACGAGGGCATGTCGAAAGATGAATCTCTACGCAGAGCAATTAAGTTAGTATTAAATAACTTCGGTGAAGATTTAAAACAAGCTGACGAAAATGCTAGAGGTTTGGAGGCGGCACTTCGTGCGGTTGTATGGAAGGCTGAGGAGTTTTGGGATGATAACTTAAAACTAGCTACCATGCCAGACGGCTCACCAGCATTAGAGCAAAGGTTTGAAGTACCTATAGGAGATAGAGGGCATAGGTTTAGTGGTCGTATAGATAAGATAGTTTCAGTAGATGATAGGTTATATCTTGTAGATACAAAGACTACAAAGAGTTCTTTATCTGAATATTATTTCAATGGATACATGCCTAACAATCAAGTGTTCGCATACATATGGGCATGTCGTGAAGTATTGAAATTACCTGTTGACGGATTCATTATTGATGCAGTTCAAACAGGATCTAACTTCTGTCGTTTCGCACGACAGGTATATAATGTATCTAAAGAATTGATAGATGAATGGTATGCAGATACTCTACATCATCTTGAGATATCAGATGTATATGCTAACTCACAATACTATCCCGCAAATTTTACTTCGTGTGGAAACTACGGGGGTTGCAGATACAGGGAGGCATGTGCTCATGCCAAGTCACAAAGAAATATATTCTTTGGTAATGACTTCCAACAAGAGTACCATCCCGACTTAGAAGAAACTAAACCTATGAAATTAGAAGTAATACAAGGAGGCAAACAATGAGAGAAGTAATGATTGATGCAATGATAAAACATGCTGAGGGTCAAATTGCAAAACATAAAAGCAATGTATTAATATACATGAATAGTGCTGTTGGTGTTGGGGAACACACAGATATACTAGAAAGTATAGAGAAAGAACTTAATGCAATGGGAAAATATCAAGAGCAAATTGACATAATAGAAAAATATTTTCTTGACAAATAATTTTTTTAGTTTATAATTACACACATAATAGGAGACCATACATATGGCAAACATAAGTAAACATAAATCTACAAGTGTTACTAAGCTACTTCTCTGTGGAGATAGTGGTAGTGGTAAGACATCTGCTCTAGCGAGTTTAGCTAACGCAGGTAAGAAGTTGCGTATACTAGATTATGATGACGGACTTGACATACTGCCAGAGTTTTTGAAACCAGATGTAGTAAAGAATGTCTCATATGTTACGTTAAGAGATTCATTAGGACAAGCTGATTCGTTTAGAAGAGGGGCACGATTGTTGTCTCATTGGAAAGACGGAGAGGAGGACTTAGGTCCTGTGAAAGAATGGGGAGACGATACAGTTCTAGTAATTGATTCCCTTACACTAATGGGAGAGGCAGCTTTGAGAGCCGCTCTCGTTTTTAATAACAAGAAACCTACGGAACAAGCTAGCCAACCCGAATGGGGGGCAGCCGCTCGTGATGTGCAAAACATTATACAATACATTACTGGCGATGAAGTAAAGTGTAATGTTGTAGTGACTACACACATGCAATATATGGAAGGTGATCTAGGTGTGTCTAAGGCATACCCCACCTCTGTAGGTTCCAAGCTATCAACTAAGATTGGTAGATATTTTAACTGCGTTTGCAGAATAGATACTAGGTCATCTAGTAAAGGAACAGAGCGCACGTTACGTACAATGTCAGATCATAAAATGGATCTGAAAGTTACAGCGCCTTCTTTAATAGAACCTAACATTGAATTAGATTTGAACAAACTATTTGATTCTATTCAAAAAAATGCAAAGGCAAAACTCAAAGAGAGCAATACGAAAGGAGATAAATAATGTCTAATGTTGCTGACTTTTTAAACATGACACCTCAAGACACACCCGAATCGGTTGTGCTACCTGAGGGTAGTTATGAGTTCTCTGTTACATCATACAGAGCAGATGAGGTTGGTGAAAATCAAACACCACTCATCAGACTTAACGTCAAAGCAGTTGGAGTTATTGATTCAGAATTAACTGATGACAAACTGTCTAACGCAGAGCCCACCCGTATGGAGTTTTGGGCTACACCAAATGCCTTGAAGGTTAAGAATCCTGCAACAGGATTAAAGTCTTTCCTTACAAGTGGGCTAGACATGGGTCATGTAGATGACTTACCATATAGTGAGTTGCTAGAAATGGCAATTGGTAAAACCTTCAAAGGTTTAATTAAACACGAAATGGTTGGTAAGAATAAGGATATTCTACAAGCCTCAGTAAAAAGAATACTCTAGTATGAGCAAGCAAACAGTTGCTCCACAGCTACCGAGTAATGGTCAATCCATGATAGCGTTTGTCTTTGACTTTCCAAGTACAGATGAGCAACGTCTTGGTCAAATCATGGTAGGTAGTACGGGTAAAATGTTTCACAAGATGTGTGAGATATTAAACTTGAATGTGGAAAATTGTTTGCTCACTTACGCTCTCGCTCAGAAGCCAGCACAGGAGAACCCTGCACATTTCTTTCACAATAAGAAAACATACTCTGCAATTTTAAAAGAGAAGAAGTGGCGCTCGAAGTACCCTGTGAATGGCTTTGGTTTTTTAAAAGAGGAATACGAGGGCGAGTTAACTAGACTAGAAAACGAGCTTAACGCGTGTAAACCTAATGTAATTATTGCAATGGGAAGTCTTGCGTTATGGGCACTAACAGGACTAGATAAGATAGGTACTTACAGGGGAACCGTTCTTAAATCTAACCTCACAAGGGGAACCAAAGTGTTGCCTACATTTAGTCCTAGTGCCGTAGTAAAGAACTATGATTTCAGACCCATTGTGCTTTCTGATTTAAAGAAAGGTATCAAAGAATCTGATTCACAATTTTTAGAAACAAAAGAAAGAGAGTTATGGATTGAGCCTTGTATTTGCGACCTTAAAAAATTTGAGCAAAAATATATACGAGAAGATAATGAAGATACTCCACTCAGTTTCGACATTGAAACTAACGGAGGTTTTATTACTTGTATTGGTTTTGCTCCATCTGATTCCGTTGCTATAGTAGTACCATTCTGGGATAAGAGAAAGACCTTACATAATTATTGGAAGGACCCAGAGGATGAAAAGACTGCATGGTCTTGGGTTAAAAAGATTTTAGAGAATGAAAAGATTACTAAGGTTGCACAAAACCAAACGTATGATGTGTCGTGGTTAGCATACAAACAAAACATAAATGTTAAAGGTAAGATACACGACACGATGCATGCACAACATGCACTACAGCCAGAACAACAGAAAGGATTAGGCTTTCTTGGTTCGATATATACAAACGAGGGTGCTTGGAAAACTATGGCTAAGTTTTCAAAGAGCACAAAGAGAGATGAATAAATGTAACGATGTCCAAACGTGCTCCATATTTTTCGGAGTTACATATACCAAATGATTTAGTAACTATCGAAAGTGAAGTGCGGTTGTGGAGATCCGTAATTGACCAAGCGATATCAGACTTCTTATCTAATAACAAGTCAAGAGAAAGCATAGCTAACAAAGAACGAGCAAAGATATGGTTGAGAGGAAAGACAGAAGATTTTATCATAGTCTGTGACTATGCGTTTTTACATGCAGAAAATACAAGAAAGAAAATTTTTGAGATTATCGGAGGACAGAATGAACTCTACTTATGATAAACAAATAGGTGGTGATCACTATAAGGATTATAAAATACAACCTTCAGTATTTATTAATGGTAATAAATTATTATTTGCAGAAGGTAATGCTATAAAATATATTTGTAGACACGCATCGAAAGGAGGCAAAGAAGATTTATTAAAAGCAAAACATTATATAGATATGATTATTGAAAGAGATTATGAGTAACACAGGAGACAAAAGCAATGGCAAAAATTATAAAGAATGTAGACATTCAAAATATAGAGTTAGATTCTGAGCAAACTCTTTGGACATACTGCGCTTTAGACTGTGCAGTTACTCTAGAGATTTGGCAGAAGATTAAACAAGAGTTAGATAATACCACCACCAATACATACAAGTTTGAATTAGATAGTCTCAAGCCTGCTATGGCTATGATGCTAAAAGGGTTGCGTGTAGATTTAGAAGCAGTAAAAAATATGCGTGCCCCCTTGAAGAATACTAGGGTTAAACTAGAACGCATGCTTAATCTATTTGCAAATGCGGCAACAGGTAAAGATCTAAATCATGCATCACCAAAACAATTACAGAATTTATTTTACGTACACTTAGGTATACCAAAAGTTATATCCTACAAAAAAGGTAAACAAAAAATATCTACAGATCGTGAGGCGCTAGAATTCATGCGCGAAAATTATCCACGAGCAAAACCTTTCTGTAATGCTATTCTTGCATTACGTGATATCGACAAACAACTTGGTGTGTTAGATACAGATAGGGATGGCGACAATAGAATACGTTGTTCTTATAATGTGGCAGGTACAGAGACAGGTCGTTGGTCATCTTCAGAAGCTCCTTGGGGCACAGGAACTAATCTTCAAAACATAACAAAAGATCTGCGCGAAATATTTATACCCGATGAAGGTATGACTATGTTCTATGCAGACTTAGAGCAAGCTGAATCACGTGTGGTTGCTTATCTAACAGGCGATGAAAACTATATCAATGCCTGTGAAAGTGGAGATTTGCATACTACTGTGGTTAAAATGGTTTGGAAGAACATGGGTTGGAGCGGTGATCCTGCACAAGAAAGAGAGTTAGCTGAGAATCCTTATTACTTACAGTTTAGTTTTAGAGATATGTGTAAGCGTGCGGGTCATGGTACTAATTACGGACTGTCAGCCACATCTTTGGCTAGGCATTTAAAGATTAAAGTGGCACATGCTACAAGGTTTCAACTGTTATATTACGGTGGTGTGGTTGCTTTAGAATCAGTTAATAGGTGGCACAAGCAGGACTCGAAAGCTGGTTTCGATGAGCTTCTAGCATATGGTAAAGTATATGGTGAAAAGATTAAATACCTGGATGTTCCAGGCGCTTTCCCTGGAATCAGGAAATGGCATGATAGTATAGCAAATGAGCTATCAAATACTGGAACACTAACTACACCGTTGGGTAGAAGAAGACAGTTCTGGGGCAGATTAAATGATGCTACCACATTGCGTGGTGCTATTGCTTATGTTCCACAGTCTACTATAGGAGATCTTTTAAATGTAGGATTGTACAGAGTATGGAACGAACTTAGAGATGAGGGTGTTCAAGTATTAGGACAAGTACATGATGCTATATTAGGTCAAGTTCCTACGGAAAAAGTAGATGAGTTAATGCCTAAGATTATTAATTGTATGACTAATCCTATGACTGTTCACGATAGACAATTAGTTATACCTTCTTCTGTTGAGGTGGGTAACTCTTGGAAAAATTTAAAGACATGGAAAGGGGGGCACAATGACACGAATATATAAAGATTATATAGACGCATGTGTAGCGGCTACCGACAATAGTCCTATACCTAAACTGTTTAGAACGTGGGCAGCTTTGTCCTCTGTATCTGGTGCGTTAGGTAGAAGAGTGTGGATGCCAATGGCAAACTACGATATACGTTCTAATATATTCGTTGTGCTAGTTGCAGGTCCAGGAAGAAACAAATCAGTTAGTTTGATTCTACCATTTAGTAAAGTATTTCGTAAGTTAACTACACCTGTAGGCACAACACCAGATCACGAACATTTTAATTCTGGCTTGATAGAGTATGGTTTAAAAGAGTTTCCTTTGTATCTTATTCAAGATAGAATAACTCCAGAAAAATTAGCAGTAGATATGTCTAAAGCTTCTAGGTTTGACATGCGTTTGTCTACAATAGGTGATGAGTTTTATGATGGGTCACTTACATTAGTTACATCTGAGTTAGGTACGTTTCTATCTAGACATGAAAGATATTTACAAATGTTTTTAACAGACATGTGGGATAGTAAAGAAGAGTATTCACATAAAACAAAAACTGCAGGCGAGCATATAATAAAAGGTCCTTGTTTAAATTGGATTGCTTGTGCTACACCAGAACAGTTTGTAGATAATTTACCAGAAGATGCTAGATCACAAGGTTTACTATCTAGAATAATACCTGTGTTTTATGATGGCGAAAAGATACCACAGTCTTTATTACAAGATAGAGTAGAAGATTCTACAATACATAATCTAAGAAGTGATTTATCAGAGATAGCTAAGATGTATGGTCCTATGCGATTTGATGATAGAGCATTTGATAAAATAAATCAAGACATAGAATCTGGATTAAAACCAATACCAACTGATGCAAACTTATCTGAGTATACACAACGTAGAGTATCTCATTTTATTAAAGTTGCTTTAGCTGTATCTGCTAGTAGTTCTAGAGATAAAGTTATTACTTGGGATCAATGGCAGAGAACTAAAGATTTAATGTTTGAAGTAGAAGAGAATATGCCTAAGGCATTGGCAGGCTTTGGTATGGCTAGAGCGGGTAAACTAGCACAAGATATGGCTGTTTGGACTAAAGAAACTATGCTAAATACAGAGAGAAACTTCGTTAGTCTTCGACATTTCAAGCGCGAATTACTCCGAAGAACTCTCGCACCAGGAGAATCAGAACAGACAGTTAAAGCTATGGAAGAGGCTGGATATATTCAAGTTAAAGACGGTCTTGTGTTCCCAATGAAGTTATGATACAATCAAAAACTCGCGCTCTCTACAGGACAATATGAAAGGATACAAATGAAAATAAATATAGAATACTCACGTGATGAATACCTAACCGAATCAGGAAAGACAATATTAAAAGATAGATACTTACTACCAACAGAAGCCAGCCCTCAAGATGCCTTTGTTAGAGCTGCCAAAACATTTGCAGATGATCAAGCACATGCGCAAAGATTGTATGATTATGCTAGTAAGTTGTGGTTTATGTTTTCTACTCCTGTGTTATCTAATGGTGGTACTACACGTGGTTTACCTATATCTTGTTTCTTAAATTATGTAGACGATTCTCGAGAAGGATTAGCTGATCACTATACAGAAAACATATGGCTGTCTAGTATGGGTGGTGGCATTGGTGGATACTGGGGTGATGTAAGATCACAGGGTATGTCTACTAGTATTGGAAATAAAACTACAGGAGTTATTCCTTTCATGCATGTAGTTGATTCACAGATGACTGCTTTTCATCAAGGCGCAACTAGAAGAGGAAGCTATGCTTCTTATATGGATATATCTCACCCAGAGATTGTAGAGTTTATTGAGATGAGAAAACCAACAGGTGGAGATATACATAGAAAAAATCTTAACTTACATCATGGTGTAAATGTATCTGATAAATTTATGGAAGCTGTAGTAGCAGGCGATTCTTGGGATTTAATTGATCCACATACAAAACAAGTTATCAATACAACAGATGCTAGAACTCTATGGATTAAATTACTTGAAACTAGAATAGCAACAGGTGAACCATATATAAGTTTTATTGATACAGTAAATGAATCATTACCAGAAACACAAAAGAAACTAGGATTAAAGTTTAATCATTCTAATTTATGTTCAGAGATTACATTACCTACAGCAAAAGATAGAACTGCTGTGTGTTGTTTGTCTTCTGTTAACTTAGAATACTTTGATGAGTGGAAAGATAACCCACAATTCATAGAAGATTTAGTGCGTATGTTAGACAATGTGTTAGAACATTTTATTCAGAAAGCTCCAGACTATATGTGGAGAGCTGTCAATTCTGCACGTTGTGAAAGAGCAATAGGTTTAGGTGCAATGGGATTACATAGCTACTTTCAGAAGAGAGCTATATCTATGGATAGTCCTATGTCTAAATCTATAAACGAATATATCTTTAAACATATACACAACGAGGCTCAAGCTGCTAATAAAAAGCTAGGGGCAGAGAGAGGTTCACCCGCAGATATGGAAGGCACAGGACTACGACATTCTCATGTCATCGCCATTGCTCCTAATGCATCTTCATCAGTTATCTGTGGAGGAACCTCTCCATCTATAGAACCACTAAGAGCAAACGCTTTTTCTCAAAAGACTTTGAGTGGCACATTTTTAATGAAGAATAAATACTTAGAGAAGACATTAATAAAGTATGATAGAAATAATAAAGAAGTATGGAAGTCTATCGTAACTAATGGTGGTAGTGTGCAACACTTATCATTCTTATCTGAAGCAGATAAAGAAGTATTTAAAACTGCAATTGAAATGAACCAAAGATGGTTGGTAGATTTAGCAGCCGATAGACAAAAGTATATTTGTCAATCACAAAGTTTAAATTTATTTTTACCACCAGATGTAGATACTAAAACATTACATGGTATACATCTGAGAGCATGGAAGAGTAAAGTTAAAACTCTATATTACATGAGAAGTCAAGCACTTAAAAAGGTAGAGAACTTATCTAGTAAAATAGAAAGAACGATAAGACAAGACTTTGATACAGATGAAACTGCTTGCGCAGCTTGCGAGGCATAGAAAGGGGAGAGATGTCAGTATTTGAAGGAAGAGAATATTATAAACCATTTGAATATCCGTGGGCGTTTAAAGCCTATGATGATCAACAAAAGATGCATTGGTTACCAAGTGAAGTTCCATTACACGAGGATGTAAACGATTGGAACTCTAAGATGAATGATGCAGAAAAGAATCTAGTAAAACAGATTCTAACATTTTTTACACAAGGTGATGTAGATATTGCACAAGCCTATATGGATGTGTATATACCCATGTTTAAAAAACCAGAGGTGCGCATGATGTTATCCGCTATCGCTACATCGGAGGCTAACCATGCACACAGTTACTCTTTATTAAATGATACAATAGGTATGGATGATAGAGAGTATAAAGCTTTCCAAGAATATAAAGAGATGGCTGATAAACATAACTATCTTTGGGAAAGTAAAGGGGGCACGGAAGAACAAAAGATCATAAGAGATATGGCTGTGTTCTCTGCATTTGGTGAAGGCTTACAGTTGTTTGGTTCATTTATTATGCTACTAAACTTCCAAAGATTTGGTAAGATGAAAGGCATGGGGCAAATAGTTGCATGGTCTATACGTGATGAGAATCATCATGTGGAAAATATGATTAAGTTATTACACACTGTATTAGATGAGAAACCTCACATATGGAATGATAAATTTAAGAAATCACTCTACGATATATGTAGGGATATGGTAACTCTTGAAGAAAAGTTTATAGACCTGGCGTTCGCACAAGGACCAGTTCAAGGACTTACACCACAAGAAGTAAAGAACTATATACACTACATGGCAGACAGAAGATTACTCCAGCTAGGTTTAAAACCTAACTACGGAGTTAAAAACAATCCGCTTGAGTGGGTGGATTATATTGTCAATGGACAGGCACACGAAAACTTCTTTGAGACTAGAGCGACTGAGTATGCAAAGGGAGCAGTTCAAGGAGATTGGAGTGAGGCATTTACCTCTTGACAAATGTTATATCTTTTGATATAATAAGACTAGTTAACGGAGACAGGGGGGCACAAAGAACCTTACTTCTTCTAGATGCAATATTTAGAAACAGTTTGGGGAACAACTTCCACAACCGTACAAAGGGCTGATCTTTCCCAGGTTAGCCCTTTTCTTTTGGAGACACATGAAAAATAAATTTAATTATCCGCACACAACTAAATATGATAGGTTTGCAAAAAAGTTATACCTGTTGTTCAGCAATAAATCATTGACTTCTAAGTATAAGTTTGATAGACTCCCAATCAAAGACAAGGACTATTGGAGAGCCTTGGCTGAAATATCAATAAAGGAGAAACTATGGCAAACCCAACAACTTTCTCCGTAACAGAATCATTTGTTAACAGGTGTTTAAACTTCTTTAGCAAAGACGAAACAAGCGGAGACTCATTAGAAGATTATTGCAGAGCCGAGTACAAAGAAGACTGGCAGTGGGCATTAAACTTTTACAATAGAAACAAATCATTTCCAAACGTTCACAAGATCGTAACGAAATAATTATAATCGGAATAGGCTAGGCGTAAGCCTAGCTTTGTTCTTTGAATTTATAAAAGAAATTAGTATCGTCACCTGCTGTCCATTTACTGACAGATTCCACATTATATTCTATAGTTGATACTTTAAAATCTGGTTGCTTTGGTTCTGCAGGAGTCAAAGATTTATCATAAAACAATGTTCTATTGTTTGGTTGGGCAGCAAAGTGCCCGTTTTCTAATTCTAAAATATTAAATGACTTATGTTCCTCTGGAACTTGTGAGTAATTTATGTTGGGTAAATTATGATCGGCATGGCAACTATCTATTGTAAATAGATATTCTCCATGATACCATTTCTTTGATGGCGATAAGTATTTTGCTCTAGGTGGTACAGTAATTTTTTCTATCACTGTTATATGATAACTAAAAGCATCCCACAATTCTAGTTCTTCTAGGGGTAAATCATCTTTAACATTGGGCGAACTAACGAAAGCACTAATTGGTAGCTTATCGTAGAGGGCAGCATACTCTGGTATATATGTTTCAAAATACAAAGCTCTGCCTTGTATAGATTTAACAGTAGTCCATATGCCTTCTACGTATTCTCCGTGCCCCCTTTC